GGTGATTGTGTTTATATCCTCTGGAAAAGTTTCTTTTAGGATTTGTTCTACCCCTAGTTTAAGGGTAAATGTAGAAGCAGCACATCCTGCACATGATCCACTGAGTTTTACATGGACATTCTTGGTGTCTTCATCATAGGACAAGAGTTGAATAACACCACCATGCATGTGTAAGGCAGGAGCAACTTGATCAGCCAAGACATCTTCTATCTGTGCAAACATGGTCATTACTTATGCCCGTTATAAATCTTGTTAATTATTTTCTGTACTTGTGCCTCAAGAGTTCCTATCTTCAGGTCTTGTCTAACGTCACTTGGCAGGGAGCCTGATCCCCATTTTCCTGCTGGCCAGAGTTCTACAAAGGATGTATTCTTTTTAACTTCTTTGGCTATCATCTGTATCTGAAAGTTATTATGTTGGACACTAGCACTCAGCCCAGCCAACCACCATATTACACCAGCAGCCTGTATAAATAGACCAACTCCCAAGGTAATAAAAAACTTAGGGTCCATTAACACCTCCACCTTTTTCTAGCTTGCCTTAATCTGCTATTTGGATTCTTAGCTGCTTTTGGAAACTTTTTCATTTGACCAGCAGACCTAGCACAATATGATTTACGTCTTGTTGCTCGTTTACCTGTTGGTTTTTTTTCTGTAACAGCCGTTTGTAATTTAGAACCGGGATTCTGTCTACGATATTTAGCCACACCTTTTTTAGTAAGACCAGCACCAGATTTAGTAGGACGTTTATGGCCTCTCTTAATAGTCATGCCCTTCATATTGCTTTTAGCCATTACTTATAACTCCATACCCAAGGTCTTGGATGTTCACCACTGTTATCCATATCATCCAGATGAATAAATCTTTTTTCGTGTTGTCCTCTCTGGGAGACACCTATCCCTGTCATCCCTGCTTCTATAGCAATCCTGATAAGCCTGTAAGCATCCTTGCCTACAACATGGATATCTGCTGCTCTGCCTTGTGTATGAGGAGAGTTCCTTGCCCCACCTACAACCATGTTATGAGCAGGATGTCTGAAGCCTGACGTAATAATCATGGGCTTGTTATATTTCTCCCTGACTTTAATCAACTTGGACATGAACCCTTCATTCATATCACACTCACCTGTACCCTTACACTCCATTTCTTTTCTTGAGAAGTAAATCCAACTAGGCATTTCTTGTCAACCTTTCCAGAAAATTATCCATCTTAGCTTCTAATCTGTCAAACCTGTCCATGATACGTTCAAGGTCTTTCTCTACATCATCCTTTGTAGCATATTCCTTTGCCATCTCTTCTCTGGTATCAGATATTCTACGTTTAAGATCATTGATCTGTACACCCATTCCCCTGACCCACCATATAAATGAGCCACAGGCCAAACTGAGTATAGCATTCCATATCATTGTTGGATTATCAGGCATTTAATTCCCTCCCGGAGAGTATTCCTCTAAAAATTCTTCAATAGTTTCTGTCCAGGGTTCTCTTCTTTTTGAAGACAAAGCCCCATAAAAAGGTGTGTTCTTTGACAACCAGTTAGCCAACTGTCTAGGTCTTCCCTCTTTTAGACCCCAGATAGACTGAAAAAAGCGAGATAATTTGTTCCAAACAGGACCAGCCCCTGCTACAAGAGGATCAACCCCATACTTAGAACTGTTGATGGAGTCCAGCAAAATATTACCATAACCAAGAATGTTACTTTGTTTTAAAAGATAAAACATTAATTCGGCTCCCTTTAGATCATTAACAGGATTGTCTTCATCATCTCCATAACGAATAGCATTTTTCATTACCATTGTCCCATATAAAGCAGAGAATATTAAACCAAAAGTTAGAGCATATCTGAAGGCAGCTTCTGGATTAAGACCTCCCCGCTCTCCTTCTAAGCCATATTTCTTTCTCAGGGAAGGAACCATTAAAGCTGGGTTTAAAGGCTTTAATATTTCATTATATATCTTAGGCATTATCGTATTACCAAAGGTCATCATAAAACCTTTTAATTGTGCAACAGTAGCCCAGTGTGGGTTACTCATCCATAAGGGTCTATTGACTACATTGGGTGACATGATTACTTCATCAACAGTTTTACCCAAAGCTCTGGTAATTATATCAGGAGGAGGAACCTGTGTATCAGAAACTCTTGACCAGTTAAGAATTTGTTTTTCAATTTCTGGTAAAGCTTCTTCACCTTTAATAAAATTCTCTAGCCTTGCCTCATAGCTTTTCTTTTTAGTTTCATATTTCTTCATCTCCTTGCGCCACTTTACAACTTTCTTACTCTTATTATATTTTTCCATTAGTGCATCGTTCTTAGCCATAGAATCAGGGAGGATCAAAGACGTATATTTTTTCGCAAGGTCAAGGTCAGACTCTTGTAATCCTTTAGGAAGGGGTGGTTTTACAGGCAAGACTGCTTCAAACTTGGGTCTGTTTCGTTGCCTACCAGACAGAATATTTCCCAGACCCTGTTCTCTCAACCTTCTTCTGGCTCTGGTTGTTTCGATAGTTCGTTTACCTGTTGACATCTCTTGCTCTATAAGCTGGATATCTTCCTTCATCTGTCTTTGAGCAGCCGCAAAAGCAATATGCCGACTAAACTGTGTAACCTGTGCTAATAGATTAAGTCTGAAAAACCTGTCTGTTATTTTTTTATGTACAGATAAATCCCCTATATCCCTTATACTTTCTTGCAGACTTAGATCGGCTGTTTGCATCAGACTATCAAAGGATTTTTCCAATGCGCTGAGTTTAAACTTAGGTCTTAGAGTTCGCCATGCTTTTCTGGCTCCTGTAACAGTAGCTTGCATGGCTCCGTATAAAGCATTCTTTGGATCTACCCGACTTAAAACAATAAAAGGTTCAGCCAGAGCAACGAAAGAAGCAAGAGGAAGTGTGGTTATATATCCTGCTGTAACGGCAAACTGATTTAGAACTCTTCCCAAGTCAGTTTCCATAGGTTTGTAATTGTTTTGCAAAGCCTGGAATATTTTTCGTGTATATTTTATTTCATCTGGATTAAACTTTAAAGCCTCTTTCTCTTTATTATAGGTATTAAATATACGTTGTATCTCTGCTCTTTTTACATTACTAATAATAAGTTTATTAATTAGACCTTCGATATTATTTTCAACAAGACCAGCTTTATCAAGTTCTTTAACAACTTCTGGTGGTATATGTCTGTGCTTTTCAAAAGATCTTTTTATTACAGGCAATGTTGGACCTTCCCCTTCAGCAGGAAATAAATTTACACTGTCTTCTAAATTATAATTATTATTATTGCCAGCAATACTATTTACTATTTCTTCAGCATTTTCTCTTAGTTGTTTATTAACCAGAGGGTTTCTAGCATTATTATTTTTTAGTATTTCAATAAATTTTTTCTTGGCTTTTCTTCTGCCAAACCCTGTTATGGGTAATTTATAAACTTGACTAAGATAGTTATCCATATAATTAACATCCACACCAGAATCTACTAACATTTTATAAAGTCCTGTTGGGTTTCTGGGCTTCCCGTTTTCATCCCTTATAACTTCACCAGCCTCATTACGATCTACATCCCCTACAAGAGTTCTGAGGGTACTTGCAGCCCTATTAATTTTAGGATCGTTAGAAGATTCCTGTCCTCTAAAAACTCTTGTTACTTTTGTTGATGTTTTTTTAGGTATGGCTTTGGTAAAGGGTAATTTAAAATCTTTTTTTAAATCTACAAAAATCTCTTTAGCCTGAGAGTATACTTTACCAACTTCCTGATTTATATTATTATAATAATTATTTAGGTCATTTAAAAGTGCATTTCCAATACCACTCTCCGGGGTTCTATTGGCAGCATTTTTTAGGTAACTTGTTGCTCTCCTGACAATTTTAGCTGGACCTGCCATTATCTTACCCGGCTCTGTTGCAACAGTACGCTTTCGTTTTGCGGCGGAAGACTGAAGATTACTTTCCAGATCAGTAGCAGCATTGGCAACTGTTGTACTTACATCTCTTACATCTTGTTCTATTTCTTCAGACCTGTTCAAGGCTTCCTTTTTAACCAAGGCAGACATTCCCTCTCCCAGACCTCCAACAGGACCACCTCCGAAAACACCAAGGGCAAAGGCATCAATCATTTGAAATATGGTTTCAGGAGCTTTCAATTCTTTTTCAGCAGCCTGAGCAGCCGCTCCTACCTGTACAAATTCTTGTACCGCTTCCGTCCCTCCTTCTTGAATACCTCCTTTAACACCTCCCTTTACTATTCCTTTTAAAGCCTGACTTAAAGAAACCATAGCCCCTGTTTTCGTAGCTTTTTCAACTGTCTCCTTGGCAACTTTTTCAGGAACCGTCTTAGCCAAATAAGCAACGGCATTCTTTTTTCCAACGGCCTTGGTAAAACTATTTATAATAAGACGAGCACCAAAAGCATCTAAAGCTCCAACTAAAGTTCCCCCTCCCAGAGCATATAGATTAGCTTCCTTATCAGTGGCTCCCAGTTCCTTGGCTCTTTGATGTATCTCTCCTGCACCCATTAAAAACCCAGGTGTCATACTACCAACAATCCTATAAATAAGGGCGGCTGGTTTACCAACAACAGGAATAAAACGCAGGAAAGGAGCAGTTACCTTTGTACCTAACTGAGCCGCTATAGAAGGAACAAGAGAAGGAAGGGCAGCAGCACTTAGGGCATTCGCCTGATCAACTGTGGCAAAGAAAGCCTCGTCTATTTCCCCTTCACTTATCTGACCTGCTATTTTAGGAGCCTCAGTTGTGATAGAAGGGGTACGTCTGGATTGAGGTCTATTACGAGCACTCTGTTCAAACCTTTGTGCTGTGGCTTTAAAATCCTTGGCTGAATCCTCCATACCAAAAGTATCGGAGAGAACACCTAATCCTTCATACATGCTGGATTTCATACCATCCCATGCAATACCTACCCGATTAGAAAAAGAGTCATCATATAAAGGTTGTTGAGGTACTTCTGAAATAGTTGTTCCAAAAGAACTCTTACTATCAGCATCTAGAAGATCTTCAATAGTTGTTCCAGAAGTCACAGGACTATCAGTAGTTGTTCCAAAAGAACTCCTACTATCAGCATCTAGAAGATCTTCAATAGTTGTTCCAGAAGTCACAGGACTATCAGTAGTTGTTCCAAAAGAACTCCTACTATCAGCATCTAGAAGATCTTCAATATTAGAAGCCATTATTATTTCCTTTCAAATTCCTTACCAAATAAAAAAGTATCTTTAGATTTAAAATTTTTTGCAGCTTGGATAATAGCAGCCTCTGTAAGATCTTTTACTGTTCTTTGTTTCCCTGCTGGTGTTGCTCTCATTCTAGAAAACGCACTTATAACTTCAGATTGAAAACCTGGATTGGCAAACAAGTCTTCTAATGTATCTTCTGCTTGACTAACATCACCTGCTTCTAATATGTTTACTAAGCTATGCTGTGGCTTTCGTGCCCCACTTCTTTTAATTAAACCAGGAATATCCTGCTTAAAAGCACCACCTTTTCCTAGAGAACTTTTAATTTCTTCAATTACTGCCTTTTTAGGATGTTCTACTTTTATACCTAGTTTCTGTTCTGCCGCTTTCAGTACCGCCTTATCTTTTCTTGTCTTACGTTTTTTATCTCTAAGTTTAGCTATCCCCTCTTTAAATAATCTTATAAATTCACTGGGATCTTGTTGCTCATCAATTAATGCTTTTTCTTCTACTTCCTTTATACCAAGAGAAGCTTTTAATTTTTGATAAGGTGCATTTCTCTTTAATCTTCTCTCCCTATCCGCTATTAAAAGTTCAGGTATTGTCTTATTAGTCATGAGACCCAAACCGAATGCTCCTAAATCAAAAGGCTCTTCCTTTATAATTTTGTTTAAATGCTCAGTAAATTTTGCATATTTTTTTTCTATACCTTCTTTACGTTTTTCAGGTTTTTCTAAAAACTTAAACTCCGATAATGGTAAAGTTGTTTCTGCCAGAGCACTTAATCTTTTAAGTTCTAAAAGATTTCCCGTTGTGTAGGCGTTCTGTAGTGCATCCTTTAAATCCAAAGGACTCATGGGCGTGGTCTTATTTGGTGGAACTCCAACCATAGGTGCTTGTGAGAAAGTTTGTCCAGCAAAATGATCATCAAAATTTACTTCAGTCTTTGATAAGGGAACTTGTCCAGCAAAATGATCATCAAAATCTTCTACAGGTGGGCGTACCATACCCGGCTGTTGTCTATATACCATAGGTAAATCTCCAAGACCTCCACCGCCATACCTGGGAACATCTTTAAGATAACCACCATGTCTCTTTTTAGCTCTATTATACATATCTAAACCATAAAGACCCAAGCCTAGTAAAGAACGGCCTGTACTGGGTGTTGCTCCTGTTTCTGTCTTAACATAGTTAGGTTGTTTTAACATAGGATTCCCATAGATACTGCTTTGATATCGAGCCAGTTGTGTCTCAGGAAATTGTTGTTGCTCAAGCCACTTGGAATAAGCTTCTTTCATTACATCTTCTTCTACTGCCTGTTTTTCTTCACCAATAGATTTTAAAATACCTTGTTCAGCAATACCAGACTTTAGCATTTGAGGACCAAGCTGTGCTATATCTGCTGCTGCTTGTCTTTCCCTCAGTTTCTGCTGTTCAAATCCTTTTCTGGCATCAAGGTAAGCACTCTGCAAACCCTTGGTTTGAATATTCCCAAGCCTTTCCATCTGTGCTCTGCCTAATTCTGCTGCTTGTACACCCGCTCTTGATCCCATACCACTCATACCACCAGCATCGATAGCTTGTTTTTCAAATTGTGGCATGATACGGCTTTGAAAATCTCTTTCGGCCTCCTGCTTCTCAGCATCTATTACAGCTTGTTGATAGGGAGACATGTACTGTTGGGCAATATCCCCTGTAAATTGTTGAGTTGCTCCACGATAACCTCCCAGAGCTTCCTGCTGAAGAGGTGTCGTTGTACCTACCAGGCTCTTTAATCCCTGTTGTGCCTGTAACTGTTCAGGAGTAAAATCGGCAATAGTCTTCCCACTATAAGGAACATATCCTTCTTCAAGCCTTTGCTTGTAAATGTCCTGACTACCTTGCAAAGCTTCTTGCACATAAGGCGAAAGCTCCTTGGGTATACTCGATTGGACAACGGTTGTTGCTGGTTTACCACCACCAAATATATTCGATAAAAATCCCATTTTAAACCCTTTCTATCATTGGTCTGAGAGCGGATAAACCACTAATTTCATTAGGCTGCTCTTTAGAACCATATGCTCTTTGTCTAACATTCTCTACAACTTTATCCATGACATCTGCTCCTGCATCTGGATTTCCATTACCAAGAGCCGCCATTGTATAACTATCTACTACATATTCACTGGGACTAACAGCTAATGTTCCCACTTGCTGTGATCCTTCTGCTATAGGCATTCTTACATTATCCTGCATACCATGTCCTTTACCAGGAACCATGCCAGAAAATTCTCCTCCTGCTGCTAGTTCCATTATACCCCCTCCATGCTGTGCTGGAACACCTCTTTGTTCATCTGCTGTTGCCATCAATAACCCCTCAGTTATAGGTGTTCCAGCCAGACCTTTTAACCCTTTAACCCTACTTTTTTTATAAAGAGTACTAATAACTTCAGGAGCGATACTCTTTAGTTGCTGATTTAAAGAAGCAGGTGGGGGAATTGTTTGGGTAGAACGACGAGCCGGGGCAGTTGACATAGGTGTAGCTACATCTTGTCCTGTAGGCATAGGTGTATTTAGCATAGCTACATCTTGTCCTGTAGATATAGGTGTATTTAGCGTAGCTACATCTTGTCCTATAGGAATAGGTGTAGCTACATCTTGTCCTGTAGGAATAGGTGTATTTAGCATAGCTACATCTTGTGGGGCCTTCCCTCCTAATTTTGCTAAAACTTCTAATTTAGCCATTGGATTTTTTCTTGGCTCTCTAGTTTCTTCCAATGTTTTCCGAAAGTCTTGTAAATCTGTTAAGGACATTATTTTAATCTTCCATAATTAGATTGAGGAGATGTTTGTTCTGCTATAAAATTAGAATCATTAGCCTTTATTTTTTTAAAATTCATATCTTTCTGTGTCTGCTTTAAAGAATGTCTTGTTGGATCTATAATACCACCTGTATTAAGATTACGTATATAAGTACTATTATTAACCAGATCAAAATGTTTATTCATATTTTTCATTAGTTTAAATCCTGCCAAGATGTTTCCGAACCTACACTTACATATCCTCTAAATTTACCTGCACTTGCTGCATAGACAATATCTCCCTTTCGAGGTCTTCCTATACTTGTTACTGTTACAACAGCCAGGATATTACTAGAAGGTGTTGCATCAAGTTCTAAGTCTCTTGCATCAAGTTCATTAACTAGTACAGCCCCCCATGTCTGTATAGTATTATACATTTCCTTTATTTCTTCAGTACTTAAATCATAAAGTTCTGAAGGAAAGGTAGGGTATCTTGCCACTATCTCTCTCCATCTCCCTGTGTTGCCAACCGTACTGATCCCCATTTCCAACTGGCATTCTGTGAGTTACAAGATACCCTGATTTTAGCTTGCCTTCCTCGTGCTCTAAAATCCATCTTTGTTGTTGTTCCTGCTATATCAAATTCTTTTGTGACTGACTCTGTACTTTCTGGATATTTCTTTGTTGTAATTTTAATTCTTAGTTTACCTGTGGATAAGTCAAAGTCAGGTATTAATCTATTCATAAACATTATAGAATTACCATCCTGTACATCAAAATCAGCAGACTCAATATATGATGTTAGTGCTTCATTATTAGCTGTAAAGACACCTGCTGGTTCATTATTATATAGATTATTTCCTGAAGCTGTAACTCCTGTTGTTATTGTATTACCAAAGACTTCTCTATCTACAAAGGTTGTGAAGAAAGCATCTCCATAAATCCAATAGTTATTCTCAGGTGAGAAGATAACATAACTATCACACTCTGTTACACCTGAACTTGTAGAAGCATAAAGCCAGATAATCTCTTTAAACTCTGAGTTAATTCCTGTAAATATTTTTTCCTTGTATTTTATAGCCAGCCTGTCAAATATATATCTCCTGACTGTACAATCCAATGTTCTTACCTGACCATCAAACCTATAAAAATTATCATAACCCATCCAGTAAGTCACACCATTATAATCTATTCCAGCATGTTGTGCCATTAATCCACAGTTAGTACCTGCCTGTTGAAACTTGAATGTAAAAGGTGGTCCTGCAAAAGACATTAACCAAAGAGCATTATCTGTCCATACATTAATAGCATTCTTTGACCTTACACCTCCAACAATCTTAGTTCCATCTGTTAAGACAACCTCACCAGAAGTTGAGCTTACCGAAGGAACCCAGTTTGTTCTGTCATCCTGATCCGACCATCTTACCAGCATAGGATTAAAAGTTCCACTGACTGTAGCAGAAGCTGAATATTCATTAGCCCCCAGTGCAATCAGATGTCGATCATTAGGTGATACAACAATTGAATGAACACTAATAGGTGATGTTGTTATTGAAGTAGCTCTTATTGGAACTGTCGAAGCATCACTGTTAAAATAAAAGATATTACTTCCACTTCTGTTTGCTACAACATCCTGACCCCAGTTATCCAGACTCCATTGTGTTATATTAAAAACAATATCTGTTGCATCTGCACTTGCTTCTTCATTCCATGCTCTTGTCTGAGAAGCACAAACTGTGGCCTGATAAATAGCAGCCCCATAACCTGTACCTGCAACAGCAATAGAATTACCTGTAGGTATCAGATAATTAAATGTAGCTGATCCTGTATCACTTGCTGTAGCATTGGCAGCATCTGTCACAGAAATTGTGAAAACACTAGCACTTTCTATTGATACAACAGGATAAACATTTGTACTTAGACTGACATTATTAAATGCAGCCGTAGAGGTAAAATAGACATAATCTCCTACAGCCCTGCCATGAGCAGCATCAGAACAACATACCCGTGTTGATCCTGAACTCGTACCAAAACAATTAGCCAAGGTAACGGCTGTAGTTATAGGTGTTATATCTACAATTCTGTCACCATCATGTTCATAGAGTTTATCAGGGGTTCCAAAGACAGCCCTTTTCTTTTCATTAGCACTTTTATAGGCAATTAAATCTCTGGCACTTCCATCAAAAGCAGCACTGACTTTAGTTTCATAACCTCTCATATTCTCTGGTCTGCCAGAACGAAATCGTACACGGTTCCCATCATACCATTTGCCTTCCTCCTCATACTGAGTAGACTCACGGTGAAAACCCTGCTTTAGGTTAATTTTTGCTAGTTTACCGACCATATATTTAAGTCTTTATAATATAATTTAAAATAATTGTAGGAGGAATATTACTATGAGCACCATCTCCTCCAGTACTTTCTGTACCTGTTGTCGTTATAATACTTCCATCTTCAAGTGCCAATTTAGTAGTCCCTCCTTGAGCATATCCGGGTGGAGGATCAAGAGCATGTATATGACTTGGCATCTGTGCTGTTGAAAGTGTCACAGCCTGTACACCACCTGTATTACCCATAGTTGTATTAATAACCATACCAACTGTTACACTGGTAAGAACAGAAGAAGCTGTTGCACTTACATCCCAACCAGCTATATAACGTCCTCTGAGATCAGGGACATTAAATGTACTGGAACCATCTCCATCACCATAAAGACTAGAAACTACAGCAAACAAGGTTGCATAAGTACTTCGACTTAAAGCTGCACCATTACAAAGTACAAATCCTGTAGGAGCAGCCGAAACAGCATAAGGAAGAATAGCTCCTGTAGGCATAGCTCCTGTCAGATTTGTACCATCTCCATAGAAAGCACTGGCACAGACTTTTGCATTAGCTGCCTGAACATTAGCTCCTGTTATTGTTACTGTCCCTCCTATAGAAGTATTACTGGCAATATTCATATTACCACTTACAGATACATTACCCTTAACAGTAATATTGGAAGAAAAATTAGAAGGAACTACTGGATAAACTGACGTTCCATCTGTAATAACCATTCGATTTTCACTAGAAGGTATAGTTACACCTGCATTACCAGCTACCCTTAAAATTACAGCATCAGTAGCATTGTTTGTGGATACTGAATTTCTAACTACATAACCTTTAGAATTATTGGGAATTAAAACAAAGATAGAAGTATGGGTTCCACCTATTGAACCTTTAAATTCTAAGAAAGCATTTCTGGATTCATCATCAGAACCTTGGTTCTCTGTTAAATTAACTGTAACAGTAGAACCTATAGAGACAGTAACATATCCTGCAATGGCACTATCAGCCAGACTGATAACCCCATCATTGAGGACTTGACCCCAACTATTAGGATTATCACCATCCCCCTGCTTTGTTAGTCGTAAGTTTGTTGTATATGTACTTGCCATTTACTTCTCTCCTGATATTAAAAGTCCTTTAACCTTATTTTTTTTTAGCATCCTTCTTATCTTCTTCTATAAGAAGTCCATTAGCTCCAGAGAAATGTATGCAGGAGATACCACTCTTTTCTGAGACTAGCAGACTCCATTCTCCAGTTGCCTTATTAAGAAATAAGGTGCTTATGTTTTTAGTCACAGGCATCATTCCTATAAAGACAGTCTCTTCATTAATGTCATTCTTTATGACATCCATTAATCCCTTTGTCTGACCACAGAATACACTTGTCGTTAAATCAAAACGAGAAACAGGGACAGGAGCTTTAGCAAAAGACATCCCTCCTATAAAAGATAATATAGCTATTCCTAATAATAGTTTTTTAAAAAACATAATGTTTTCCTAATTAATTGAAGCTACTTTTTCCTCCTCTTTATCTTCAGACAGGCTTTGTATCAAGGCATTAATAAATGAATCCAATGCCACACTGACTTGATCCAGTTGGAATTGTACACTCTGTCTTTTAACTTGCAAGTCCTGTATCTGAGCAGTCCAGTATGTTTGCTGGTCTGTCAAATTAGAGGAATCATATTCTTTACCATTCAAGGTAATTACATTGTTTTCTTCAGCCATCATCAAGCAGCAATATAAGCTTTGCCAGCCGTGATAGCATCCGTATAGGAAGACTTATCCCGATTATCAGCTACAGCCCAACTCTTATCAAGCTGGAGTTCAAGATGATCTGTGTTCCGTTTAACCATATCTTTGGCACCTTGAGGACCACCATTCATCTTCTTTGCTTCTGTATCATCAGCAATCGTAGCATCAATCAGATCCACACTATGACCCATAGCCACAAAATGTTGATTGATTTCGTCTTCCGTAATATATTCTTCAGCCATTTTATTCTCCTTTTAAAGTTTTAATTTCAGCTTTCAAGTCTTCAACTTGACTTGATAGTTCTTTTACGGCATTAACCAAAAGCCATTTAATATTATCTCCATCAACACGAAAAAATCCAGTGCTCTCCTTTTTCACAAGTTCTGGCAACGGTTCCATAATTTCTTGTGCAATAACCCCAAGTTGTACACCTTTTTCACCAACGGCCAATGTTTTCGGCAATTCGTCAATTTCATCAGGGGTTCGATATTCAAAGTTACGAATCTGAATCTGGTTTATTTTTTCAAGACCGACATTATTATCAACGATATTCTTTTTGATTCTTCGATCAGAGGTTGTTAACCAATCTGCTGAGTTATTACCAGAATAGTTTCCACCACCATTGGAAGATACGAACCCAGTATTAGCCCCCTTGGAAACAGCCCCATACCCTATAGCAAGTTCTTGTGTTGCAGTAGCCCCACTTGGATCAGTGTTTATCCCGATACAAATATTGTTAGCCCCTGTAGTGATAGCATCACCAGCTACGTTTCCAATAGCCACATTAGAATTTCCTGTGGTCGTAGCTATTCCTGTTCCCTGACCAATGTATGTGTTGGAATCTCCAGTAGTAATGGCCTTACCAGCATCATGTCCTACACAAGTGCTATTTACAGGATCGGTTGCAGCTAGAAGAGCAGAGGTTCCTATAGCAACACTTTGTGCTCCTGTTGTAAGAGCACCTCCAGCATGACCACCTATGCAAGTATTATTTGCTCCTGTAGTTATCTGGTCACCAGCTTCATAACCAATCAAAGTACATTGAGTATTGGTTGTCATTGCAGTTCCAGCATTATAACCCATCATTACATGACCATTACCTGTTGTTATTGCATCCCCTGCTGCATAACCAATAATTACATTACTATGACCAGTTGTTACAGAACCAGCAGCAGCAAGACCAGCCATATAATTATTAGTACCTGTTGTAAGAGAAGCTCCTGTATTAATGCCAATTGCAATATTACCAGATCCTGTTGTACAAGTTGTAAGTGCACCAGAACCTAAAGCTAAGTTATTAGCTCCAGTAGTACAAGCATCTAAGGCTTGATAACCAATAGCTGTTAAATTAGATGCTGTAGTAACACTCTGCATTGCACTAGCTCCGACTGCTGTGTTGTAAGCACCCGTAGTAGTGGAATACAAAGCTAATCTACCTACAGCCGTATTTTGATCTGGTGTTGTACAGGCATTTAATGCATTTCGACCTACTGCTGTATTGTAATCTCCTGTCGTTATATTTTCTCCTGCTCCAGTACCAAATAAAGCACAATCAATAGAATCTGTCATATCTGTTCCTGCATTAAGCCCGAAAATACTGTTATTACTCCCAGTTGTAATAGCATCACCAGCATTATATCCAACGGCTGTATTATTTTGGCCCGTTGTCAAAACTCCTAGAGAATTAGAACCAATAGCCACATTGTTTGCCCCTGTCGTACAAGCATCTAAGGCTTGAAAACCAAAAGCATCGTTGTAAGATGCTGTCGTATTAGCTCCAAGTGCAGCATAACCATAAGCTGTATTCTGAGCACCTGTCGTATTAGCATCTAGGGTAAAAGCTCCAAAGGCTGAATTATTAGCTGCTGTTGTATTAGCTGCAAGTGCAGAAAAACCACAGGCAACATTATTAGCCCCTGTTGTATTAGCAGTTAAAGCATAAGCACCTATACCAACACAATTAGCTGCTTCGGTATTAGCAGTAAGAGCACTTGATCCAAATGCAGTAATAGAGCCTCCTGTAGTATTTGCAGTTAGAGCATTAGCTCCCATTGCCGTATTGTTGGCTCCAGTTGTATTAGCACTTCCAGAATTATAACCAACAAAAGAACTATTAGCTGCTGTTGTCTGAGCATCACCAGAAAGTGCTCCAACAAAAGTATTAGAAGTTCCTGTTGTTACAGCATAACCTGCTGTATATCCCAAAGCTGTATTATAACTATCAGTAGCACTTCCATAATTCTGTGTATATAAAGCTTGATAACCTACAGCAACCGTACCATTACTATAAACATCAGTAGTCATAGCATTTGTTCCGATTGCAACATTATTTGCACCCGTTGTATTTGCTGTTAAAGCTCCTGAACCTACAGCTACATTTCTTGGCCCTGATGTTAAGGCATCTCCTGCCTCATAGCCCATGATAGTATTAGAAGCTCCTGTTGTAATTGCTGCTCCAGCTTGATAACCAACGGCTGTATTAGATGTACCAGATGTATTAGCACCTAAAGCATTTTTCCCAACAGCAACTAAATTAGATACTGTTGTAATAGCATCACCAGCATTATCTCCTATGAGAACCATATTGGTTCCTGTTGTGACAGATAAGCCAGCATTATAACCAACAGCTACATTATTACCTGATGTTGTCTGAGCAGCTAAAGCTCCTTTTCCTATACCAACCGTACTATTTCCAGTTGTGAGAGCACCACCAGCATCCTTACCAACAAAAGTATTTGTACCTCCTGTCGTTATTGCATCTCCAGCAAGTCCTCCAATAAGAGTATTATCCAAACCTGTTGTTACATTTAGACCAGAAGCAAAACCTACAGCAGTATTATGAAAATCAAGTTCAGAAGAATGTGTTTGTGCCAGTAGTGCTTCATGTCCTATGGCTACAGATTTATTACCATAAATATCTGCACCTAAAGCTCCTGTTCCAACGGCTACATTTTTGTCTCCCTCAACCATAGCATCCATAGCTTGAAAGCCAATAGCCACATTGTTTGTTCCAATAGTTCCAGAAAGATAGGCATTAACACCTACAGCAACATTAGAAGATCCTGATGTATTTGCCGTAGCAGCACTATTACCTACAGCCGTATTATTACTTCCTGATGTATTAGCCCCTAAAGCACCCGTACCCATAGCAGCATTTTGAATACCAGTTGTAATAGCATCTCCAGCTTGATATCCAACTAAAGCATTTGAATCTCCTGTCGTGATAGCTGTTCCAGCTTCATCACCTATGGCTACATTATAGTTACCACCTGATTCAATAGAATTACCTGCATTGACACCAGCAGCAAAGTTACTTGTACCTGCTGTTTTCTTTTGTATATCAGCTACAAATACTGCATTACCAACAACTGTTACAGTAGAGTTAAGTTGTGCAGCACCTCCTACTATTAAAGCACCAGAGACTGATACATCATCTTCAAATTCAGCTTTGCCTGTTGCTAAGAAAGTTCCTCCTACAGAAGTATTACCAGCTATATTGACAGCCCCACTTACAGATACTGCATCTTCAAATATAGCAGCACCAGCTATGGTCACTGTAGAAGCAAAGTTTGCAGCCCCACCTACACTCAGAGTTGAAGCAAGGCTAACAGCACCTGCTATAGTTGTTGTTCCACCTATATTAACATTACCTGAAACAGACACATCATCATCAAAAGTAGCTGCTCCAGTAGCCATGAAAGTACCACCTATGGAAGTATTACCTGCTACATCAAGTGTACCTCCTACTGTAACATTACTTTTTAAAGCTGCTGCTCCTACCACAGTTACAGTAGAAGCAAAATTAGAAGCTCCTCCTACACTTAGAGTAGATGCTAGACTAACAGCACCAGCTATAGTTGTAGTCCCACCTATATTAACATTACCAGAGACAGATATACTATCTTTGAATGTTCCTGCACCTGCTACTGTTACGGTTGATAGAAAACTTGAAGCTCCTCCTACACTCAGAGTTGAAGCAAGGCTAACAGCCCCTGCTATAGTTGTTGTACCCCCTATATTAACATTACCAGATACTGATACGTGATTATCAAAGGTAGCTGCCCCTGTAGCCATGAAAGTACCACCTACAGAAGTATTACCAGTTACATCAAGTGTACCCCCTACTGTTACATTACTTTTTAATGCAGCAGCACCTACAACTGTTACAGTAGATGCAAAGGTAGCTGCACCACCTACTGAAGCAGTACTTTGTAAATGTGTAGCTCCTACAACTGTTACTGTAGAACCAAAATTAGTAGCACCACCTACTGTTACTGTACTTTTTAAAGCTGTTGCTCCTACTACCGTTACAGTAGATGCAAAGTTAGAAGCTCCACCAACACTCAAGGTAGATGCTAGGCTAACTGCTCCTGTTACACTTAGTGTACCACCTACTGATACATTACCACTTGCTGCCAAGTTACCTGAGACAGATACTCCATCATTAAAAGTAGCTGCCCCTGTAAAATTAGATGTCCCTCCTACTGATAGATTAGCAGATACAGCAAAGTTACCTCCAACTCTACCACCAGTAATAGAAGCAACAATACCTGTTATATTAGAACCATCACCATAGTAAGCAGATGCACAAACCTTTGCATTAGTAGCTTGTAAATTTGCACCCCCTATAGTAACAGTACCATCAACATTAAAACTACCAGCTACTGATACATTACCAGCAGCTTTTATATTACTTACAGAAACATCACCTGATATTTGAGATCCAGTTATATTTGTTATATTGGCTCCATCTCCATAAAAGGAGGAAGCACATACCTTGGCATTTGCAGCCTGTACATTGGCTCCTACGATTGTCACCGTTCCACCAACAACCAGACCCCCACTTATAGAGACATTATTATCGAATGTAGCTGCCCCCGTAGCCATAAAAGTACCTCCTATAGAGGTATTCCCTGCTATATCTAAGGCACCACTTACAGAGACATCATCATTAAATTCTGTCTTGGAAGTAAATGTACCTGCACCAGCAACATTAAATGTACCACCTACTGTTACATTATTTTTTAAAGCAGCAGCAGCTTCTACTGTAACTGTTGATTTAAATGTAGCAGCCCCTACAGCCGTTACAGTACTCTGTAACTGTGTAGCTCCTGAAACTGTAACAGTAGAGCCAAACTGAGCAGCCCCTCCTACAGATACAGCAGCTTGTAGATGAGTAGCCCCTACAATCGTTGTAGTCCCACTGACATAGAGATTACCACCTACTGTAACATTACTGACTGAGATATTACCTGCAATCGTAGCTGTAACACCTGTTAGGTTAGAGCCATCTCCATAGAAAGAACTGGCACATACTTTATCACCTACATGCAGACCACTGGCTATGGACGTAGCTCCAGATACAGCCAGAGTTCCTGTAAACTTTGCAGCCCCTGTAGCTATCTGGAAAGAGGAGTCCGTACCATCTCCTGTCTCAACAGTTGTTAATCCTGCACTGACACCACTATTGGTACTAACACCAAGACGGAGCAGTTGCTTGTAGGTATTTGCTATTTGTTTTCCTGTTAAATCTGTCATATTGTTTGCCACCAATTATCTGTGTCTTCCCAATTTGTTGTTGCTTGATTCCAGAGAACACCCCTACCACCTGTATCAGGTCTGGGATTAAGAATAGCTGGATTATCTCTTACATCAGGTATCTTGTTCTGTGGATGGTTCTTTAAATCATATTGTCCTTCCCAATCTTGTGGACATACCAGCATACCATAACTATTCATCTTCATAATTCTATGTGGGTATACAAAGCCACATGTATCACACATAGCCAAGGCATTTTTATTACTTGCCACTATAAATACCTTAACTTTGGAACAACTCTCATTACAGCTTTTTCTCTGTCTTCAAGTAAAGCTCTGTTAAAAAGTTCTTCATAATTTAATTTAAGCATCTGTATTCTTGTTGGTTCTACATTAGGTCTTTTCATAGACATCTGATAAGAAAGTCCTGCTGTCAAACAAGGTAAAAATCTTTTAGGTAGATCAGCATTCTGTGTAGCTGACTTATTCACATCCTGTAATTCACTAATTCTTTCTATATGGAGAACATCAGTTGTATTCTCTGGTATAGGCCATACTGACAGAACAGGATTATCTCTACCCCTTCTTATAGAATACTGGGAAGGTCTACCTGTTTGTGTCTTTCTAGGGATAAGCAAGAACTCTTCAGGTGATATCCTTTCAAGCTGAAGATCTGTATCATCCCTTCTCAAGACAACTTCCAGGGCATCAATCGTAGAACTACTCAGATCGTAGGAAGTTACACTGGTAGAAACAGTTACAGCCGTTGTCTCTGTTGTCCAGAGTAACACACCTCTATTCTGCCAATCCTTTAACATAAGATTGATTGAACGACGAGCCGAAGCTGGTTCATGTCCGAGTATATTCTCTCCACCAATCATTTCCATAGCTTCTTGGATGACCTCATCTATGTCAAGATTAAATGAATATGTTCCTGATACTGCCATTATTTTTCACTCTTATATGTATCTTCAAATTTTAACTCTATATATTTACAAACGGCCTGAAAGTAATCACTTTGATTTTCATAATCTTTTGCTTTAGGACGTATCATATGATGTTTAATCTTTGCTGCTTCAGGCCAAGACATTAATATAACTTATCAGAATAGGTAGCTTTACCAAAGCCTCTTAAAGCCTTACCACCGCCTCGACGTTTTACTACCTTACCACCATGTTTATTAGATTCCTTTTCCCACCATTGTCTTCCACCAAATTCCTCTTCAATAGTTTTATCTGTTTTACCACTAGGGTCCATTTCATCCCAATCTTCTGGATCTGTAGGATATGTGTATTCTACTTCTATACCTGGCAGATATTTTTTAAACCATTCTTTACCAGCTTCCTCAGACCAAGCACCATGTTCTTCTGCTGCTGTTTTCCGTTTTTTTACTCTTTGTTTTTTGTTTTTAAGTTTAGGTCCAGCCTTTGCTGCCTTTATGTTAGCATTTAGTCTTTTTTTAGTATTGTTAAGTAGATTTACAGTACCTGTTTTTACATTACTTTTAGTTTTACCTGCTTTATTATTTTTAGCTTTATCTACCTTATTATTTTTAACTTCGCCTTTCTTTAATATATTTGTTAGTATATTTTCTTTATCCTTTAATGCATCATACCCTAATTTTCCTGCTGTTAGTGTGGCAGCAGCAACTACAGGAGGTATAATTTTTGAACGCAGTTTTCCTTTTGGAACAACTCTTGGACGAGGCTTTGGAAGTTTAATACCTGGCCCAAGTTTAGATGTTTTAACATTCCTCATGGCTTGACCAACAGTCTTTAAATTCTGTAGTGGAGGATTTTTTAGGTTTTGTAATGCTTTAGTTTTTGCAGTTAAAGGTGTTAATCCAGGAAGTTTTAGTTTATTAATAAATTTCTGTGTAATAGTTTTATCAGGAACATTTGGTCCTAAGTTTAATTTTTTTCTTACCTGTGCAACAGCAGATTCTAATGTCTTTGGTTTAGTTTTTCCAAAAACTTTTTTTCCTAATTTATGAATACTTTTTACACCCCATTTAGCTAGTTGAGCAGTACCAAAAAGATCTAAAAACCCTACACTATAATCTAGACCAGGATATTTTATCTGACTTCTTTCAGAACCTCCAAATAATGCACTTATTGCTTCTTCATTTGTTATATTTCTATTTTTTGCAAAATGAGATATTGCTACTTTATTACCTATTTCCTTTGCTTTGTCTTTACCTTTTCCTTCTGCTAAAGCTTTTTTCTCTGCTACTAATCCAGCTTTTTTAGCTCTTGCTTCAGAAGGCGTTCCGCCTCTTTTATGTATTATATCAGCAGCCCTTTTGATATTTCCTCGCCTTCTTTTTCGTTCAGCCATAATATTAATCCTTTATTTTAAAAGACTTGCCTTGTTTATAATCTTCCTCTACAACTACATCCTTTGGAGGTCCTTTTACATCTGGACCCTTTCTGGCTGCACCATAGCCTTGTCCTGTAGGTTTACCTAGAATCTCATTTAGTTTAGGTGGATATTGTAAAAGTGTATGTGGTCCTGGCATTTTATTTCCCCTTCTTAACTTTTCTCCAAACGATATAAGCACCTGCTGCAATAATAATTGCTACAATAACGGCTATACCTATGTTTGAATCCTGTACCTTAATAGGTCCGATTTCAACACTGGAAGGTTGTTCTACAACAGTGGTAATATTTTGTTTCATCTGACCACCATCTTTAACAATCACTTCCTTTTTTATTACTTTATCTTCTTTCATATTAATCTCCCTTAATAATCTTGTGTTGGTGTAAAAGGTGTTTTTATAACTTCAGCTAATCCACCACCATCTCCTGTTGGAAAAGGTGACTCAGGTGTACTTCCACTTCCGCCTAGTTTACCGACAAGTCCTTCAAGACCATCCAGTAATCTTTCAAACCTACCTAAAAAGTTACCTCCTTTACCTCCTCCTCCAAATGGTCCTCCAGAAGGGCTAGGCATTGTTGTAGATGGAGGTTCCATTACTGCTGGTCTAATCATTTCTGGCCTATACTCTTGTGGTCGTCCACTTGGTCTAGGTGTAAAATCTGGTCGACGGCCTCCTCTATCAACAAAGTCTCGTTGCCAAAGTGGATGTTCCTGTTGCCATTCCTGAGATATCATAGCTGGATCTTTTACTGTAGGATTTCCTTGTGTTTCATCAATATTAGTATAATAAGCCATTTCTTCAGGAGATTTTTGCCGTCTATTCATTCTTTCATTTCGTGCCCATTCCATTAATTCAGTAGGACTTTTAGTAACAGAAAGCTGTCCTCTTTTATCTCTAGGAGGAAACATACTATTTAATCCACTATTTTCATTAGCATATATATTTCTATCAGGACCATAAAAACTTTCATTTATTTTTTTTATTTTTTGTTCATACTGTTCTGGTGAAATTCCCATACTAGGATCATAAGATGCAAAACGAGTCATTAGGCTCTCCTCTTCCTACCTTTAGCTGCCATCTTAGCCATCTTCTTTTTACCATACTTCTTACGTCCAATCCATGCTGCCAAGGCTTTAGGGCTTTTAGCTCCACGTTTCTTTAACTTGGCAGTAAGATCTTTAAATCTCTTACCACTAGGTTTACTTTTCTTCTTCTTTGGTGCTTTCATAACCTGTTGCCTTATGCTTGCTCTGCTAACCATTAGTCATATATCATCTTTATAATATCGTTACCACTAAGTCTACCACCTATACTACGATATTGAATTTTACCACCACCTTTTAACTTATTTTCCTTTTTCATTGCTTTAGCAGCTTTAGCTTCCATTTTACTTATACGATTTGCAGAAGCAATAGTTGCACCAATAGCATTATCTGTTTTTTTACTTCTATCTGAAGCAAATGATTTAGCTTTTCTAGCATCACCACCATAAGTATCAACAAGTTTTTTATCTTTTATGCCTTGTTTTCTAACTTTATTATATTCTTCTGTAAACTTATCAGCTTGTTGTTGAAATTTTTTACCTGCTTCTCTATTTCCTTTTTTATATGCAGCTAAAGATTTCTTTTCAAGTTGTGATCTTTTTTTAGTTATTTGACTTAATTTTTTCATCATGTTTGAGTCAGCAGCTTTATATGCAGCCTTACTTTTTTCAAACTTAATTCTATCTTTTTGCTCTAGTGTTAAATTAGCCATTAGCTTTCTCCTTGTTGTACTGGATCAGGAGCACCAGCAGGAGAAGCGGCTACTGCCATATCATCCTGTCTTGTCCTTCTAGCCTGATTCCTGAGTGTTATAATTGCTGATTCATATTGCTGTTGCCATAGAGGAAGTGTATTCCAATCTTTCATATACATTGTAGCTTCCATCATACAACCATAGAACAGGGCATCATAACAATACTCACTAAAGTAATTTGTTGTTGTTACACTTGTACCTGTTGCAGAAGCTAGGGGTAAAGGTTGTGAAACTGTTTGTATTTCTCCTGTTAGTGTAGAAGTAGGAGTAGGAACAATATAAATAGAAGTGTTATTTTTTCTAGCATAGTAACGTGGTGTACCAGTAGAAGCACTAACATACGGCCAGTAATCAATAGCATATTCATATGTCCTTTGCAGAAGATTTGTTTTTATACTGGATGCACTGGTAGTATAATTTACATTACGTACAATGCGAACACGATCATTCAGACTAACAACTGGATTACTTGCTGCTAACGTAATAGCTGTATAAACATCAAGACCACAATCATCAATATCCTTGGTCATGCGTAACTCTGTCCTGCTAATAAAATCAGGAATTACACTGGAAAACTCAGTTCCATCATTCTCAGTTGTATTGATAATCGCTGTCTTTAGGTCTGAATACGTACCCATATCAGCCTACAAATGCAGTTAAGACACACCCATCAGTAGGACCAGAAACAGAAACAACACCATATACAGCAACACCCATGTCACCCATATAAATGTCTGATGCTTCACTTGCCACTACCTGAAATTTAATTGCTGTTCCTTCCGCTGTTTTATCTGTAATCTGTCGTTGGCCTTTAATTGAATAAGAACCCCCTGTCGTTGCCACAGCATGTAAAGAAATAATACGAGTTGTAGTAGGTACAGGAGAAGATCCTGATCCATTACTTCCCACAGTTGTACCACTTTCTACATATGTAAGAACAGCATCACCTACTGCTATTGCAGTTTTAATATTTGCTGCCATGTTTTCTCCTTTTAGTTAGAAGAGGGTAGCATAATACTACCCCCTCCTTTTTACACTTAGTTACCAGCGTTACCAAAAAATCCACGCCAATCAGAAACACCAAAGCTATAACGCTCTCGTGCCTTGAAACGAAGATTACCAGTATCGAAATCTGGCTCCATCTTAGTCTGAAGAGGTGAACGAATGAACATTTTAGTTCCATTCGGCACATCCGTTTTGACAAACCAAGCATCAGTATCGGTAAACCGACGATTGATGTAGTAGCCATCTGGCACCATACCCATATGACGAA